CGGACGCCTCGTTGGGAAACGGGGGGTCCCCACACTCCGATTAAGGAATTTCCGAACATTTATGTTCGGTTACAATGTACGCCACGTGAATTTAGCTAAACGCGAAATGGATCCTTTACCAGAAGTTAAAGAACATCCATCTGGTAAATTCAATCCCCCGCGAGCGGTTAGCTTGGGCGTACATTGTTTACAGGGGGTGTTGGGCATATCCCAGGCGAACGGGTTGCTCAACCAGGAGTGTGGGTTAGGTTATCGCCCTTGTAGACGTATGCCGTCAGTGGATCGTCGCCAGTTATTTTATTTTGCTAAATTTGTGCGATATGTCCTGCTACCTTTGTTATTCCCGACGGTTATATCTGCAAGTTATGACTTTTCGGCGTCAGCATGGTTACCTAAGACCCACTATCCGCTTTGGCGGTGTGTGCAATTGCTACGCCTTGTTCCGGATATACCTTTTATTTTAACCAGCGTCTTCTTTAGAAGATTTGGGGGTTGCAAGGCCTTCATTAAATTAGAGAACTATACAAACGGAACAATTTTCGAGTGGGGAACATATAAACCTCCCCGCATTATATCATCGCGCACTGACCATGTTAAGGTCGGTGTTGGACCGTTGATTAAGGCTATAGAAGAGCAGGTCTATAAGTTGCCTTATTTTATAAAGCATGTACCAATACCTGATCGTCCTGCGTATATTGCAGCACACGTTCAGTCCAATGGATGCAGGTATATGGCATCTGACTACACTTCGTTTGAGTGTGGTTTTACTCCCGCTTTCATGCGAGTATGCGAATTCGAATTATATCGATATTTACTCCGTGATTGTCCCCAACAACTGGCCACTATTCGTCAATTCGAAAAGCAATGTACGGGGATCAATCATGTTCATATGAGAGATGTTTCATGCTACATGGCTGCAAGACGTCAGTCTGGGGAAATGACCACATCGGTCGGTAATGGATTTTCAAACCTTGCCATGACTGCCTTCTTGTTGAGAGATCGTATCAACATTTTAGATTTGCGATGTGTTATAGAAGGAGATGATGGTCTTTTTGCCATTCCAAAATTTTGTGAACCTTTGGTTAAACCAGAATGTTATGCGAAATTAGGATTTCTCATAAAATCTGAATGGCACAATACTGTAAATGAGGCTTCTTTTTGTGGCTTGATTTATGATGAGCATGATTTGATCAATATCACCAATCCGATCGATGAGATATTATCCATTGGCTGGAGTATGGGTGAAAATATTCATGCTTCGGATGAGAGATTGAAGAATCTCTTGGTTGCCAAAACCTACTCTTTAGCTTATGAGTACTCCGGATGTCCCATCATATACAAGCTTGCAAGATGGCTTGCGCGCGCAAATGGATTGAAGTTAGACTGGTCTATACTAACGTCGCGTGCATGGTCCGAATGGGAGCGCGAGAAGTTCGCGTTTATCCGGACACGCAATATTGCCAGTATGTTATTGCGGGAACCATCGATCGGTTCACGCGTTTTGATGGAACGCGTGTTTGGAGTCTCAGTGGCTGATCAGCGTGCGATGGAGTCGTATTTTGATCAACAATCGACAATTCATCCGATCGATTTGCCGATTCTGACGGACTATCTATCGCCTATGGCTACGGATGCGTTACG